CCCTACGTTATGGTTCACATCAACCTTATCTACCTTCGATACACCTACTCTATCAAGTAAAGTGGTGGCAGCTGCAAGCTTATTATTTGCTTGAACTACTGGCCTCTTAGACTCCATAATCTCTACGAGCTTGAAAGCTGCTTTAGGAGCTGATGTGGCTAGTACTTCTTTAGTTAGCTCCAATATTTCAGACTTCAAACTCTTAACAACATGGTGATGCGGAGAAGAATAACCAGCAAGTTCTGCTGCTTTCTTTGCAT